GGTCCTGCGGGCGCTGGAAGCGGAGGGGCGGGGATGAGTTGGGACCATCGCTACAGAAGGCTAGATGAGGGCGAAATCATCGCCACCACTGACGAAGTGCAGAACGATGATGGTTCTTGGCAAGTCACAAACGAACGGTGCGTAGGAACTCCCGCGCCATGCCCACTCTATACCTCGCATCGCGTCTACCGCCGCATCAAGGAGACACCCCATGACTGACGATCTGGTGACGCGGGCGAAAGCCGCGATGGAAGGCGTGACTGCGGGGCCGTGGCAGGAAGGTGAAGTGCTGGATACCGGCGTTTTCAACTGGTGGTTTCCGCCAGATCACCCCGAGGCCATGATTTGCCAAGCCGGAACCGCAGCAAACGCGCAGTTCATCGCTTTCGCCCGCCAATGGGTGCCGGAAGCCGCCGCCCGCATCGAGTCCGACGCCGCGACGATTGCGCGGCTGGAGGGGGAGCGGGACGACTGCGCCATCTACCTCAAGGACGGGGAGACGCCACGGCAACGCATGGACCGCGACCACGCGGATGGTCTGGCGCTGATGGGGTTGCTAGCGAAGGAGAAAGCCCGCGTCGAAGCCGCCGAGGCGAAGGTGGCCGCGCTGGTGGAGGCGCTTCGGGAGATTGAAGGCATGATCCCTCACGCTATGAGCGATTATTCGCATCAAGTTTGGGAGACAGCCCGCGCCGCCATCGCAGCGACAAAGGGGGGCGAATGATCCTGAAACCGTCAGACCTGAAAAAAATGGTCAGCGAATGGCTGGCGTCGGGGTATACCGTCGATCTGGATTTGCAGTCTGGAAAGGTCACGGTTGCCCCCACGACCGTTAAACGCGGGCCAGACCCCGACTTGATCGATTGGAAGCGGAAATGAAGCGCGGGCTTCCGGCCTTTGTCTATGCCAAGGGCCGCAAGGGGTATCTGTATTTCGTGCGCCCCGGCATTTGCCAGAGGATGCAAGCCGCCCCTGGAACGGCAGACTTCGCGGTTGAATATGCGGCCCTGATGCGGGGGAACATTGCGCCCGCGTCGGTCACTATTTCTAAAGTGATCGATGCGTTCTATCGGTCGCCGGAATGGGCAAGCCTCGCGGGCAATACGCGCAAGTCATACCGCAGGCACCTTGAATATTTTCGTGGCAAGATCGGCACATTCGACCCCGACCGCATCAGAACGCGCCACGTTAACGACATGCGCGATGCGCTGGCGGACAAGCCAACCGATGCAAACCGCAAAATTGCGTGTCTGTCTGCGCTGTATTCGTGGGGAAAGTCGCAAGACTGGTGCAAGACCAATCCGGCAATCGTGGTCAAGAAGCTGGCCCCGACAGGCCGCGGCCGTGGACCTTGGCCGCAAGACCTGATCGATGCCGCCCGCGCAACCGCCACAGGCCGAGACCTATTACTATTCGAGTTGCTGCTAGGCACGGGCCAGCGGATTAGCGACGTTCTGGCGATGCGATGGGGCGACATGGATGCAGACGGTATCCGCGTCACTCAGGTCAAGACCAAGGCCAAGATATACGTTCCGCTCACTGACCGACTGCGCCGCATCCTTGCCGAGACGCCCAAGCGCGGGCTGTGGATTGTCTGCCAGAACAACGGGCAGCGGGTCGGCTATAACCTCGCGTGGAAGGATATCATGGCGCTGCGTGTCAAGATCGGCGCGAAGGGCTACGACATTCACAGCCTGCGCCATTCGGCAGCGTCAGAGATTGCGAGCCTGCCGGGCATGACCGCCGATCATGTGCGGGCAATCACGGGTCACAGCGCCGTTAGCATGGTGCGCTTGTATGCGGGCGAGGCGATGCAAAAGGCGCGGGCAATTGAGGCTCAGGCTGCGCGGAACGGAACAAGTCCAGAACGGGAATCTGGAAACGGAAATTGAAACGCCGGAAATTATCGTGGCACATCAACACGCTATGCGGCGAAAAATATGGTTCAGGAACATTGCGGAAAGTTGCTTGTTTTCAACGGCTTGGGCATGATAATTTCAACGGACAAAGCCGGAACGCATGGTGAATCTGGAAACGCAACCCTGACGCCTTGCAGCGTCTCAAAGCAGCCCGTGGGGCTTGCCTACCGCCGCAGGATAACCGCCGCCTCATAGATCAGCGCGGGCAGCTTGTCCTTGGGTATGACCGCGACCAGCTTACCAGCGACCCACACGCCGAGGCCGTCTTGATGTGGCGCAAAGGTGGTCATGAGTCACACGCGCGCGGCATCACCGAAATGTCGATCACCTTGACGTAGCCATCGACCTGCAAGTTCCAGCCGAGACGACCGTGCGGCTTTCCCGCAATCGGTCCTATGACCTTCGCGTTCAGGGCCGCGCAGAGGCGCTCGATCAGCTCAAACGCGACCACGGCCTCGTCTGTCCACGGGGCCGCGATCATGTCGCAGTCGCGTTTCATGGACCCATGCAGACCGACGGCATAGCCACATTCCCGCGCCACCTTCCAGATCAGCCGGAAGTCGGGCAAATCGGGGTCAACCCATCGCGGGTCTGGGTTCTCATATTTCGGTGGGGCGATAAAGTCGGGCCAGACGTTCATTGCAATACCTGTCCATCAAATTTACTTAAATCAACGACATACCAATTTCCTAGCGCGTCTGGCCCGCATACGCAGGTCACCGCGTCCACATGCCCGCAGTCATCGCCGCTGCTATCAATGAAATTGGTAATGCCGATCACTTCGTTGCTTGCCAGCAAAGCCAAGTGAGCGGACCGATTGATTGCCGTTACTTCTGTCATGCGGCACGCTCAATCGGATCTAGCGCCCGCAGCACCAGCCCATCTTGCTTGTGGAATGTGAGGGATTGCAGCGCCCGCCGTCCACCGAAGCCCATCGACGCCGCGTAACTGTCAGGTGGGCAAAAGGCGCGAAGGCTTTCCCATCGTAGCGGCCCGAAGTCCTTGGCCGCATCGTGGTGGACATGGCCCGTCAAATAATGGCGGTGCCGCGTCTCGGACCAGAACGGGCAAACGTCCGACAGGTAAAGCGCCATCTGCTGCGGCTTGCCCTTGTCGCCGTGATGCATAAACAACGCACAACGCCCCCATTGCATCATAAACAGATCACGCGGGTCTTTCTCGACCGTCACGCGCGGGTCGTTGCGGTAGCGTTCCGACAGCGCGAATGTCAGCACCAAATGCGAGTGCGGATCGTGGTTGCCCCGCAGCGGTCTAACCAGCACCTCGGCATGTTTCTGCAACAGGCGATGGATGGTTTCCGCGATGATGCCGATACCCACATCGAGCACTTTGAAAAACCGCCCGTCCATGTCCAGCTTGTGCTTGCTGGCGGGGGTTTCGGCGCGGGTGTCGTCGCTGTGGAAATAGTCGCCACCGATCACCAGCACAGCGCGGCGCGATGCCGGCGTGAGCGCAAGCACCTTTGCGAAGGCGTGGCGCATGTCCTGCGCGGCGTGGTTCAGGTCGTAATCATCCGCGCCTGTTTCGCGGCCCCACGCCATCATCCCCACGTGGGCGTCCATCAGCGGGTATACGCTGCACAGGTCGCCCATAACGCTGTCAGGCGGCGCTACAGGCTCGGCAGGCTGCATCCCTTCCAGCGCGGACCGTATGCGTTCTGCGGCGTCCTCTGGCGCGTCCTGCGCGGGCTTGAGCAACACCGAATAGCTTGTGCCATCTTCGCTCTTGGTTTTCGCCCATGCCAGCGCCGGAACAAGCCCCGTTCCGACCGCATCCATACTCGCTTGAATGGCGGGGTCGCGGGCATATTCAGCCCGCTTCTCTGCGTTCCAGCCCAACGCATCAAGCGCGGTCCTGACTTGCTTGTCACAGATGCCGAGTTGTCGAGCCGTTGCCTTGACCCCGCGCACCTCTTGGAACACGGCGAGGATTTCTTGCTGGCGAGCCGTCATACATTCGGCCCCACGGTTGCCCCTGTTCCCGTGGCGATGAGGCATGACACCCCGTTAGGATAGCTGACCACCTGCGCCCATTCGCCCTGGGGGTTGATCCAGATGCTGATGGACATATCCCCGATCTGGCCCGTGAATATCTGCCGCCCCTGATGCTCGCCGTATATCCACGCATACAGGTCTGCGGTGCCACGGCAGTCTTGCGCCATGACGGGTTGAGCCGCCAAGGCGACGATAAGGGCTAGGGCTTTCATGGTCAGCCTCATGTTAAGGAAGGCGCGTTTTTCTTACATGTCGCGCCAGACATGTTAACGGCATGCGGCGTCGATTGACGCAATCAGCCGCGCCCCCGTGACCACCTCACGATCCGAGCCATCGACCGCCAAAGCCGCCGCATGTTCCCGCCGCGCCGCTTCGGTCCCGTCGCATAGCGCATCAGTGCTTGCCACGCTCACGCATCCACTCGCGCAAAACGTTAGGGTCATCGCCAAGATGATCTTGCACATCGTCAATATCCTTCCGCGTTTTCGCGTAGCCCCGCAGCGCGTCCGTAGCGGCGTCTTGCTGTGCGGCCCTACGTCCGGCCATGTAGACCCCGACAAGCGCCACCAGCGCCGCCCCTGCCCCTGCAAGCCATAGCTTGAACCGTGCCAGCATCAGCGCCATCCCGCACCCCACGCCTTAATTCTCTCGCGCATAATAAAGAGCGCCGTAATCACGATCAGCGTTGCCGCCGCGACAAGGACGATTTGAGCCGTTCCATCCAAAGCGCCCAAAGCAGTGACAGCCCCGCCCACGCCAGACGCAAGCTGAACACCAGAGGCGAGAACGGTTTTCGATTCAAGGACACTTTCCCGCTCCGTTTCTTCGGCTTTCACCGTGGGTTGATCGGTCGGCTTTACGGTCTTTCCCGTCGCCATCGCAATCGCCGCTTCGTTCACTTCGGCAACCCTGCGGCCCCATCCACGACCAAAGGTTTTCCATGTCTTGAGGGTTTGCAGGAATGCCATACGGCGATTGCACAACGCGTCAATCAGCGCGAACACATCGCCAGATCCCGCAGCCGCGAGAGTGACGTTGCCCACGATGCCATCCGCCTTGACGCCGAGAACCCGTTGAAGGTCAGTCGCGGCCCGCTTCGGCCCCGAGTTCACGGCGTAGTCGAACACCGCGTAATCCAGCCCATCCGGCAGGTCGTCGGCTTTCACCGCGTCCCAATATTGCCGCTTGTAGATCGATGCCACCTCGTCGGGGGTGATGGCCCGAACCGATTGCGGGCGCAGGTCGTTGCGCTGGCGAAAAGCGTCGTAGACCCGCTGGGTAATGCCGAAGTTTGTCGCCCCGCCGCTATCACGCGGATCGTTCACGTAACCGCCTTCTGACGCCAAGACATAGCGCAGCGCGGTTTCCAAGTTGGCTTTCATTTGTTGACCCAATCCTTTGCGTAAAATGCCAGCGCCACCAGCACCAAGCCCGCAAAAGCCTTGCTGATAAGCCCGACGATGGATTGCCGTATGGTCCGCTTGGTGTCGCGCCATGCGTCCAGTAGGCCGCGCAATTCGCGCATGTCCTCCGCCGCCGTGGCTTCCTCTAAGCCAAGTTCGCGCATGGCTTCTTTGACCGCCCGCTTTGCCACCTTGTTAAGCAGGGCCTCAAGTTCGTCGGGGGTCAATTCCGGCATGTTCACACCCCCATCTCGGCAATAACTACGCCCCGCATCAGAACGCCCCCGTCCGCGCGTTTGCGAACCGCTCGACCGCCGCAAGTTCGTTGGCGGTCAGCAGGCGGTTGATGACGAACAGGAATGTCAGGACGCCGTTGAATGGGTTTGTCGCCCCGCCCCGACGCCCCAAATACATGGGGTAATTGCCGAAATTCCCGGTTCCGAGGTCTGTGGCAGAGCTTGCCGACAAAGCCCCATTCACCCGTAAAAGCGCGTTGTCCGTCGAAATTTTAGCTTGCGCGGACAGAACCGCAGAACGTGGCGCGGGGAAACCTGATGCGGTCACTGGGGAAACAATTGTTCCCTTGGCGTTCAGGGCAAATTCGCCTTGCCCCGCAGTGCGGGGCATCAGCAAGCCAAACACACCAGCTTCAGCGCCGCCTCCACCTGAGTTGACACCAAGTTCTGCAACAACTCCTTGCGCCGCATCCGAAAGTTTCCGCACCCCCGCGACAACCGTCACCTCGTCGCTGTTGCTGAAATCCACCGCCGCCGTTTGCAGCCAATCGTCCACCCCGTCGAATTGGATGCCGCGAAAGCCCGTGCCGATGGTGGTCGTCAGCGGCATTGATGCGCCAGTGGCTTGGGTCATGTTATTGCCAAGTCCGGACTTGTCATTGACCCGCGCCACGGATTGCCCCGTGGTCGTGATTGGCACGGTGCCGGCGGTGTCCTGAAACTGACTGCCGTAGTCGGACAGATCGAACATGAAGCCGCGAGATCCGGAGACGGCAAACAAATCCGCCGGGTTCGATCCAATACGTTGGCCCGTAAGGCCAAGACCAAGACGCAATGGCATTACTTCACCCCGTAGACTTGAATTGACCCGGCATCAAAAGCGCCCGCCGTGATGGCGACCGTGATGCTCGTCGTGGCCGTGGTGTAACCCGTGTTCCCTTGCACAACCGCGTTCGGCTGAAGCTGCGATCCGTCCACGGTAAAGCCGTTGCCGCCGACGCGGCCCGTGGTCAGGTCAATCCAGTAATCGCCGTATGCTGCGTTTGCGGCGGAAAGTGCTTGGCTTGCCACAAGCCCACCCACGGTGATGTTCTGGCTTGATCCAGAGTTGTGCGAGACGCCGTTCGCCACCAGAAGCAGCTTTTTATACGATGTCAGCGTCAGGCTTCCAAGCGACTGAGACGCACCGCTTGTCGTGGTGATAGTGCCGAGAAGCGTCATACCGTTCGCAACGCTGTCAGCGTATCCCTTCACCGCCGCGCTTGTCGGAATGGTCGTGTCGTTGTTATTCGACGCGATGGTTTCCGCCGCCGTCACAAGCGTTGCAGCCGCGATTTCCGCAGTGGTCACGTTTGCCGCCGTGGCAAGTGCGCCAAGGCCCAAGGTGGTGCGCTGCGCCGCTGCGTCCGCATCATCGACCAGCGCCCGCCCCGCAGCCGTGAACGTGGCAAGCGCAGCCGTCCCCGCACCCGTGAAATACGGCAGGCGATCTGCGGCGGATGTCAGACCTGCAATCGCCGCAAGTTCCGCATCGTAGGCTTGCACGTTGGTGCCGATGACCAAGCCGAGGTTGGTTCGCGCATCCGCCGCCGTGCTTGCACCCGTGCCGCCAGCGACGACAGGGCGGGCTGTGTTCAGGTCGGATTCCAGATCGGCCAGAGGCGTGTTGATATCTGTCTGGTCGCTCGTGTCGCCGTTGGTAACGGTCGAACCCGCTGGCAACGAGTAAATTCCTCCGAGGCTCCGGGGCATTTGTGGACATCCTTCTAGCTGTGCGGTATCATTCGCCCCCTTGGATGGAGGCGGATTTGATAAACGTGATGGGCGCTGTGATTTGGCTTGGCGCTGGCCTTTCGGCCTTTGTCTATCCGCCTGCGCTGTGGGCGTTTGTTCCGCTGATGTGGCTATTTCTAGCGTGGCTGCTGATTGCCCGCCGTCGATAGAAGCTGTTCGACGATAGCCAATTGTGCAGCCTGACGCGCCGATGAAGCCGCAGGCTTTCCGCCGCCTTGGATAGTAGCCAAAAGCCGCGCAATATCCCGTTGCGTAAGGTTTTCAGCCACAGCCTTTCCCGCAAAACCGATACCGCCCGCAATTGCCGGAATAGCCATAAGCGGGTTTCCGGACGCCAAAGCGCCAGACATGCCAGCCGCGCCGCCAATGCCCGTAGCCATCATTGGCAAAGCGCCGGAAGTCGGGGCCATGCGCCCGACCATTCGCGCCAAATTTGACGCTGGCGAACCCATAACGACCTTTTCCATCGCGGCCATTTCATCGGGCGTATAACCCGACCGCTTGCCGCTTTTGGTAACATCACGCTCACGGTCAAAAATGGCCCTGACGTTCTGACGGATTGTGTTGACCTCGTTCCCGCCAGTTCCAGAGGTCGCGGCGCGGCTTTCGCCTTTCCGTCCAGCGTTTTCAATTTCCTGCGCCCGCTTCACCCGTGCCGTGGTGTTGTTCGCCGCAAGCACATCATCCACGACCCCGCTTGCATCGCCGTTCACATCGGTCGGTTTCAAGCCGTTCAGGTAGTCAAGGATTTCAGCCTTCATCGCGGAGCCGACACGGGCTTCTTTAGGATCAGCCGCTACGTTGTCGCCAATGATCCGCCGCGCCTCGACCACATCGTAAACAGTCGGGTTTTTGAGGTTTGCGGTCAAATCTGCGGAGCGAAACGCATTGGGGTAGCTTTCCGGCGCAAGCTGGCTTGTCGGCAATGCGCCCTTGACGCTTTCACCCAAGCGGGCGGTTGCATCATCGGTAAGTGTGGCCTCAGACGATTTCACGCGGTCCCACAGTTCACTTGCCTTGGCCTGCAAGTCGGATGTGGACGGAACAGCGCCGTATTCCGGCGTCATAGCGGCAACGGAGCCAGCCCCCGCTGCACCGCCTACCAAGGAAGCCACAATATCGGCGATAGCGTTTCCGGGGGCGATTTCCTGCGAAGTTTGGCCCGCAACAGCCGATCCCACATCACCAGCGCCGCTAGTTGCCATAAAGGCAGGCATGTTGGCACGTGCCATAGCACCCACACCCGGAAGCGCCGCCGTCGTCGCGGCCATTGGAACGCCGAAACCCGCCTCTTGACCGATGCGCCGCGCATATCGCTGCGGCATGGATTGCGGGGCTGCTTCCGTGATGAACGGATCAAGGGCGTTGCGAATAGATGTGCTGCCGCCCACAGGGTTCTCAATCGGCGGGATTTCAGTTCCCGCCACGTAATTGATGCCCTTAGCGCCGAGGTTTAGCGCACCCGTAACAGCGTCAACAGGAAGGCCAGCAAATGATGCAAGCCCTTCGTTAAGACCGCTTCCAAGCTGTTCAGGGACGTTGGTTTGTGCAGGGGCCGATTTGGCCTGCAAGCGCAGTCGTGCGCTGGCAATGGCAAGGGCTTTTTTCTGCTCAGGGGTCATTGGAACAAAGCCCTTTCTTCTTCGGTCATCACATCCCAAACGTCTTGGTCAACGCCATCGGGTGCGGGACCGCCTGCGCCTGCATTGCCGCCATCCAGATTGCCGACGAAGCCCTGCATTTCCGGCGTCATGATTGACCGCTTGTCGATTTCGGCCATCTTTGCCCGTGTTTCGGCGGCGGTTGCCTCGCCATTCTGGTAAGCTGAAACAGCCGCCGCGCGATCCATGTTCACTTGGGCTTTTGCCTTCAAAAACGCAGAGATTGCGCGGTTTGCTTCGGGGCGGTTTTGCAGCGCAGGAAGCGATTGCAGGAAGCCGTTGTATTCAACGTCCGACTGCGACCCGCTGCCCTCGACGCGAAGGCTTGGCGCAACACGCTTGACGACCGATTGGAACACGCCCGCAGCATCCGAAACGCCGGGGAACATTTCGGCCAAGCGCCCCGTTACAGGGCCAGACGGCGCAAGTTCAATCACCTGATCAAGCAATGCCATATCCTGTTGCATGCCCGACGCGGTTGACCCCGCCTTGAGGAAATCAGCCCAAGCGGTCCCCTCACCTTCCATCAGTTTTTTGCGAAGCGCCGCATCATTAGGTTCTGCGCCGCCAACCGTAACCGACGAAGCCCCCGCCTTGGCATTAGCCGTTTTCCACTCGTCATAGCTTTTCACGGGGCGACCCGCCGCCGTTTCCTGCTGCGAGTAGAAATTGTATTCGCGGACGCTATTCGGATCGGAGGCAGGCTTGGCAGGCTCTTGAATGGTGTAAATCTTGCCTTCGCCATCGACCTGATACAGCCCTGCCGTATCAAGCCCCATCGTCTTTTCCTGATCGTCCGTCAGCGTGGTGTATCCCGGCTTCGGGTTCTTCATCTGGTCAAGTTCCAGACGCGCCTTTTCCATTTCCATCTGGCGCATCGGGTCCATCGCTTGCGTGACCTGACCCATCAGCACATTGGCAATCGCCTTGTCGCTTTCGGACGCATACGGGTTGCCTTGGATTTCGGCAAGTTGCATCAGAATGGCTGGATTGATGGGCGGCTGGCCTGCGGGCTGGCCTTGCGGAGCGCCGCCGCCAAACTTCTGCACCCATTTCCCCGCAAATTCGCTTGCTGTCATGTTCGGGTCGCCGCCGTTCAGCGTGACAGCATCCGGCCCGACAATATCAACGGCGCGGGCATTCGGGTTGGACAGAAGTTTGACCGCCCCTGCGCCGCCTTGCTGGTGCGCGAGATACAATTCGCCCGCAGTAGGCTCACGCCCAAGCGCTTGCGTGAGCATGGCCTTGTTATCAGCCGCAAGACGCGCTGCCGCCGCCGCAGATGCGCCGAGGTCGGTCTTGTCCGTCAGGCCATATTGCGCCGCCGTGCTGTCAATGAACTGGAACGGCCCCTCCGCGCTGGAATTCGGGTTCTTCGCGTTGGGATTGCCGCCGCTCTCAATTGCGTAGGTGCGGTCCAGATAGCCCTGCGGAAGCTTGTATTGATCCTCCAGCGCACCGAAGTTGCCGAGGACCGACATGGTATCATTGGCGACAGCCTCGCCCGCTGTGGGGGGCGGCGAATAAGATGCAGGAGTAGTAGCCCCGCCGAAGCTGCTGTTGAGCGTGCCAAAGATTTGATCGCGCTGCGCCCCATACGCAGCGCGGTTGGCCGCGTCGGCCCGCGTGGTGCGCTTGTCGATGGCCTTGGCTGCAAGCGCCCGACCGATTGCGGAAAGCCCCTCGCCCACGTTCTGCGGCGTGGACATGTTCGCCCGAAGCAGTTCGTTGGCAATGTCGCGCTGCTTTTGGATTTGGTCGTAGGACAGACCCGTATTGCCGCCGAAGATATACGACTGTGCCATGATCAGAACATCCCGCCAGTAATGCCCGCCGATGCCAAGCCAAACAGACCGCCCATGAGGGATTGCCGTTGCGCCGCGCTTTGCTTGTAGATGTCCATTTTCTGGTTGTAATTGTCACCGATAAGCCCAGCGACATTCGTCGTAGCGGCCCCTTGCGGCTGATACATTGAAACGGACGGATTGCTGACTTGCGACCCGCTGAGTAGCGCCGAAATCTCGTTAATCGGCTGATTGCGAAGAGCCTGCAACTCCCCGAAGGCTTGGCTACGACCCGACAGAGCAAGGTCGTTCCACGTATTACCCTTCGCCGACCGCATGGCATCCATTTCGCGGGTCCAAGCCTCTGATCCAGGCGTAATGCCCTGATTGGTGAGGCGGGTTCGCAAAGATTCCTCGTCACGGGCAAACTGCGGCTCAAGCCGCTTCATGTTCAAATCCCAAAGCCGCGATTCAATCGCATCCGTTCCAGCGTTCCACGGCTGCGAAAGATACTCTTTCAGGAAGCTGGATTGGTCATTTCCAATGGTCGCAAGGTTTAGCTTTGCTCCATCCGATTGCGCCTTGATTGCCTCTCCAGTAGGAGAAAGCGTAGTTGTGGCGGTGTATTTCGGAATTTCATACGTCTTCCCGGTGTAGGGGTCAGTGTATGTTTGAGTTCCGTTTGATGAGTAGGTCATTGACCCGTCAGGCGTGACCTGATTGACCATCCCCATTGTATTGTTGGCGATAGCCGTGCCGATGTTGGTTCCCGTCTGCGCCGCAGAGGTTTCCTTTGGATCTGGCGGGGCCGGAGGTTTAGGAGCGCACATCTGTATGCCTCAAAATTGGTAGGACATGAGGGAAGCCACTTCCCGAAAGCCCATGCGTTTCCAGATTTTGCCCACCCGCAGATCGGTGACGGGGCTGATCATCACGCGCTTAACGCCGCGTTGTTTCAGGTCCGACAAGATGTGCTTTACGAGGGTCTTTCCGATGCCGTTCCGATGTTCCGGCAGAATGTAGATCGTGTCTTCTTGCGCGATTAACTCGCCGTTGTGCATGTCGTTGGTCAGGTAGACGTTGGAATGACCAACGGCCCGACCTTCACAGCGCACAACGTAATTCAGCAGCCAACCGCCTTTGAACGCTTCAAAATATTGGTCAAGGCGCGGCCTGTAGTCGCCTATTTCGACGCCATCGGCAGAAAGCCGCGCCCGCATTTCCGCGTAATGCCTGCGATAATTCGGCTCAAGTTCGGCGTAATTCAAATCACCGCGCTCAAGCCCGATTTGGTAAGGCATTCGCCACCTCAAAGCATGTTGGAGACTTCAAAGCGCAGCCGCGTTGCAAGCACCTCAAAGGCGGGCGTGGAGATTTGGTTCGATGTCACGACAATCGCGGGCGCAATCGAATAACCCACCGCCCGGACAGCCTTCCATGACGTGTAAGCATTCTCTGCCGCTCCATCGCCCCAGACAAAGGTTCCCCACACGCCAGACCCCCACGTTGCCCCGCCCTCTTGGGCAAGCGGCGTCGGGGTCGGATAGGTGCCAAGCGCGTAATCCGAGAAACAGGTCATCGCAAAGGTCGGGGCCTCGCTGGCCTTGACCGTCACCGATGCGTGGTTGGCCACCTTAATCTTCTGCGAACCGCCGTCCGTAAACTTCGGAACGTATTTGCCCGTGAAGGCGATGCCATCATCGTTGCCGCCAACCTGACCGCGAAGGACAACGCCGCCATTCGTGCCAAAATACAGGCGATCATCCGCGACAGCGCCGCAGCGCACATCCCAGCCGGTATAGCGACACCACGCGCCCGTGCGGGCATTGGCAACGTAAGCCACATCCGCCGACACACCGACCATCAGAAGGGCCTGAGACTGCCACAGGGTCGGGGTGATAGGGTAAGCCGTCGATCTGTTGGCAACCGCCGACTTCCAAGCGTCTTCAATCGGATAAGTGACAGCCACGGCCTGCAAGGCTGCACGGTCTTTCCGCAGGGCTTCCGACACGGGGATAATCCCGTCTTCGGTCAGGATCGCCAGATCCCCGCCCGCCTTGAAGTAAGCGTGCTTGTTCAGAGGGCGCGAAATCTCATACACGCCCGCCAGCGACCAATCCGTTGCAGACGAAGGGTCAGACCCTTCATAGACCGCAATTTCCCCGTTGGACGTTACAAAGACCGCCACATCGTCAAGGCCCGCGCCGCTGTCCAGCGACCAAGACGCGCCGAACATCAGCGTTCCGCCGCGCTTGAACACCGCCCCAAAATCCAACTCAGACGCGGCACCGCCCAAAGACGCAACGGGCAGATACCAAGCCGAAAGGGTGTTTTCCTCGACAAAGAACAGCCGCGACTTGTGCAAAAACACTTGCGTCAGGGTCGCCGTGGTGACGCCCGTAATTGCGATTGACGACCCAGCCGCCGATGCGCCATTTGCCAAGGCCGCGCCTGTGGCCGAAGTGATGGCCTCGTTATTCTGAAACGGCCCGCCCGTGATTGCGCCGACGCGGAACGTTCCCGCCGTGGCCGAAGTCTGCACGATGGACACGATAACCGCCGTAGCGCCGGAAGTTCCGCCCGTGATGGTCTGACCCACCTGAAACGCCGCCGTGAGCGTGTCATACGGCACGTTGTTCACAGCCGCAGCGTTAATAGGGTAGAACGTCGATCCGTCAAAGTAATGCGCGGGGTCTGACCCGTTGACCATGATCAAGAACGCGCCGCCGGGTGTGGAAATCTGCGCCGCAGACCAATCCCCGCCAGACAGGCCCGACACATCCGCAAAAGCCGAACCGCCTGCCGAAATGCGGTCAGCGTCATAAATCCCCGTGGCGGTCGTCGCAAACAGGCTATCGCTGGTGGACGAATACACGGGCATGCGAACAATCGCCGATCCGATATTCGCATATTCCGACGACCCGCCCCGCAACCGTGCGCCCTGCGCCGTGGGGAAGAAGTTGTCCAAGACTTCGGCCTGATCGCGTCCAGCCGTCACAATGTTGCCCGACTGCACCCAACCCTTCGTCGGGGCCGGAAACATCACATCGCGGGTTGCCGGAACGCGGATATTGCTTGCCCGCATGTCATGCACTCGGAATGAAGGCAGGGATGCGATCCTGCCACTTCACGGGCTTTTTCTTGCGGAACGACACATGACGCCGCCCGCGAAGGTCGTTGAGATAGCGACCGAGAAGCATGTTGAACTCGGTGTATTTGTCTTGGAACGGAAGCCCCTTCCGCTCACGCCAGCGCCAAATGGTGCCGATTTCCACAAGCCGATCCGGCAAGATCAGCACATCGGTTGCACTGGTGAAGTTTTCGCCCACGACACCCGCGTCTGTCGCCATCCAGTTATTGGACACATACGACAAGACGATGCTTCCGGTGGGTTCAGCCTCGAATTCGATGGAGTACGCGCCGTCATAGCCTGACAGGCGGTAGAACCGATCTGCGCCCGCAATCCCACTGTCCAGCAATGCCACCCAATCGCCATCCGTGGTGATCGGGATAGCGTAGGCGTCAAGCGTGTCGTCGTAGACAGAGAACGGGTTGCGCTGCAAGCGGCGGAAGTTGGCGGGAAGGGTATATGTTGCGACACCCGTCCCGCTGATGGTGGTTTGCGCGCCAATCGGCGAGGGCCAATCCACGCGGTCAAGCAAATCGTTGACGGTCTCACGCAGAAAATCATCGCGGATTTCCACGTATTCATCCGCCGTTGCCGTCAACCAAGACGAAGGCGTTTGAACAGAGCAATGCCGCGCAATGCGGTTGAGAACGTCAACGATCAAAGCCATTTACGCGGCTTCCTCTTGCTTGCGGGGGCGACCTGGGGAACGCTTTTCCGGCATTTGCGCGGCAAGCATTTCTTCCATCATCGCCATGCGTTCCCGCATTTCAGCGATTTCGCGGTCCTTCTCGGCCTCGCCCTTGGATGCGAGGAATTCACCCGCCAATCCGGGAAGCTTGCGGGCGTTCGGGAACGGTAGGCGGGAAATCGCGCCCTCGCCCATGTCCCGAACATTCTCGACGGTGTAGATGCCCAAATGGCGAAGGTGCGCGGCCTGTTCCGGCGAGACGCCAGCCCATGCGGCAAGCGGGGTTCCGTCCATCGGAATGTCTTGGCCTTCTTTCCACGCCTTGTATTTCGGCGCGATGGAATTCCAACGTGCCGCAAGAACCTTGTGGCTCAGGCCCTCGGCCCGCGTTTCATCCACGTTTTCCGGCGGCTTGATGTCCTTGATCCGGTGCCACGTGCGGGTGCGTTCGAAGGCTTCACCGGAGGGGGCAATCTCCACCCAATCGGTTGCCTTGTCGGCGCGGTATTCGGTCTTAAAGCCAAGGACGATGAATTCGGTCATGGGTCCGTCTTTCTACAGAGGGAGGAAAGGCGGGGCCATTACAGCCCCGCCCGTTATCACAGCGTCACATCGACGTAGGGGTAGTTCAGGATCGCGGCCACGTTGGCGGTCGCGCCGCCGTTGGTGGTCGTGATGTAAGCGCCCTGCACTTGCATCGAACCCACAGTGCCATCATCGTCCAGCGCCCCGGCGGTTGCCGTGGTGTTGAGGCGAGTGCTGGCAACTGCCGATGCCAGAACGCGGACGGTAGACGGACCCTTGACTTGGAGCCATCCGTAATCACCCGTGGCAAACGCCGTCAGCGGGATGCCGACGAGGTTGCCACGTGCATCGTTGGAGGTCGAAAGCATCGTCGCGTTATACGACGTGTCGATGAAGCAGACATAGGCCGCGCCCGTGATGGTCGCCGCAGCGGTCACGAACACGTATTCTTTGCCAGCATCGTCAACATAGCGGTCCCCAAGGCCGAAGCCTTTGGAATCGCCTGCGGAATAGACCTCATCGAGGTTTGCGCCAACTACGAGCATATCTAGCCCTCCTTATGCGGCGTCGAACAGGATGCCCTGCAACGACCGTTGGGTCGTCACAAGGTTGCCCATCCAATACATCGGGATCACCACCGCATCTTGGTTCACGGGGGTCTTTTCGCCGTCCATCGTCCACTGGGCTTCCGAGTGCTGCACCAGTTTCAGATAGTCGGTATTCAGGAAGTAGGCCCGCTCCCCGGTCGTCGCAAAGTTGGTGTTGTCATCGAAAATGACATCTGCCGACTTGTATTTGAGCGAGGTGAAGCCGGCTTGCGCGAGTTCGCTGTCCGCATAACGCTGGAGCTGCTGTTCGCCCAATTCGAAGAGCGAATAGAAGTCATGCGTCATCACGATCAGGTCGGGCTTGTCCGCGCCACGGTTCAGCGTGAGCCACAGCGCGTTCATGTCGGCCTTCATCGAAATGGCGTTTGCAGCCGACGGCGAAGCGGCGAGGTTGGTCCCCGTCATTTCGCGGAACTGGTTGCGCCAGAACGACCACGTGGTCGCGCTGATGCCGCCCACGGTGCCTTGGCCGTTGGTCTGGATCAGGTTCGAGAGACCGTTGATCTGGTTGGTCAGCGAACCGTCCGAGTAGATGTCGATCGAGAAGTTGTTCGCGGCGGTGCGGAGAGCGTTTTCCTTGCGCGCCTTGACCAGATTGATCATCTGCTCTTTTCCAGCGTTCATACGCAGTTCACGGCCCGAAGCGGTGACGTGAAGGGCGACTTGCTGGAACGGATACTTGACCGAAGTCAGCACGTCCGAAGCACTCGTGTTGAGGGCTTCGTATCCAACGTAACGCTGATAGGTCTCGTTTGCCGCGTAGTCGATGGGTTCGGCGATTTCGTAGCCGCCGGACACGGTTTTGATGTTGCCCTTCTTCTTCATGCGATTGAGAAGAGCGTTGTGATCGCTCACGTTGTCAGTGACTTTCCGGCCCCAAGAGCGGTCGGTCGTCGTCACCAATTCCGTGAACACAGACGAGGGGGTAGCCATCGTGTGTAGTCCTTATTTGCGTGACGCCCGTTCGTAGACAGCCGCGTATGCCTCATCTTCGCTGAGTTCGCGGGTTTTGCCTGACGTTCGGCTGGTCACATTGACGGATTTAGCTTTGAGTGCGGCCTGTATGCGTTCAGGGTCCGGCTGTGCAGCGGCTTCAACAGCGGCTTGGGCCTTGGCCTTAAGGTCAGGTCGATACGTTTGCAGGGCGAGTTCGTAGGCACGGGCCAACACGTCTTTACCAGAGGCGTCGGGCATGGCTTCGCGGAGCAGCGGGATAACCTTGGGCATGAAGCTTTCAACCTCTGCCCAATGCTCTTGCTGCTCCGCGAAGGCTTGAACATCCGACAACACGCGCTCCTGCTGCGTGACTGCGGATACCTGTTCCCGAATGAATTCGGGGTCAGCCGCCCGTGAAAGCTGTTGCTTCAACGTGCGGATTTCGTTTTGCAGGGCCGCGCTTTCCTGTGCGCCTTGGGCGTTGCCACCCAAAGCCTGCCGCAGTGCGTCAACCATGCCGTGTTGCTGGGCCAAGCTGATGAAGGTCTCAAGCGGCTTGGTCCGGAAATCTCCGGAAATCTTTGCAAGGGACAGCACCTCTTGCGCGACTTCTTCGGGGCGCATGTTCATAAGCGCCGGAATGTCTTTTGCCGCCGACACCAGAACATCGCGGATCGGCGATATTCCTTGAACCTGACGGCCCATGTCGGACAGCTTGCGCGACATTTCCCGCTGCGAAGACAAGACAGCATCGCGGGCTTCGTCGGGCAGCGCCGACCAGTGCTTGCGAAGGGCTACGGGGACGTCCGTAGGCGCGTCCACAGCCTCTTGGGCTGGTTGTTCGGGTGCCGCTTCTGGTTCAGGCGCTTCCTGCGGCGCTTCTGCGGCCTCTACGGGGTCTTCCGAAGTAGCACGGTCATACGCCGCGCCGTAATCGGGTTCGGAGGGTTCGGAGGATGCGACCTGTTCCGGCAATGCGGTTTCAGTCACCAGAGCTTGCGCTGTGGCTTCAAGGTCCATGCAAGGTTCCTTTTGGTTGGGTTAAACCAAGCGCATCAGCACAAGGGGCATCAGCGCGTTAGAATGCTGCGACGAGGCGTAAGACCACGTTGCAGCAGCGTTTGCGAAAGTCTCCGTCAGGATCAGCGTGGACTGCGCCACTGGCGTAGCCGCGTTGGTGTAGGCGCTTACAGGAACAGCCCCCACGCCCAAGGTTCGCAGCGTTTGCGTGCCAGAGGACCGCACGCCGATCCAATACATCGTCCCCGCCGCGAGCGTGGTATTCGAGATGGTGGCGAAGACCGTAGCCGCTGCCGCCGCGCTGATGTTTCCGCTTTCCACGATGACCGTGGACGGTCTGCCGTTGCTGTCGGCGGCGTAGATGACAACCTTGCAGTTCGCGCCCGCCAGGAGCGTGGAAACCGACACGCCAAGCTGATCAATCACCAAGTCAAAGGCAGGCACGAAGGGTGCCGCAACGGTTCGGTTCGCAACTTGCGCCTGCGTCCCTAGCGCCGTGCCGTTGGTAGTATTGCCGACAAAAACGCCCGTTGCGGGGCGCATCTGCGAAAACCCCATGCGCGACACCGCGCCGGATACCGTCAGATCGCCAGACCCCAACAGGCTTGAGCCGTTGACCGTCTTGATATTCGTCGCGCTAACAAGCGATGCCTGCTTGCCGTCTAGCGCCGTCTGTAGCCCCGTTACATCGCTGATTGCGTGGCTGTGGGTAGCCGCCGCATATGACCCCGAAGCCTGCTTGCCGTCCAAGGCCGTTTGCAGCCCCGTAACGTCTGCAATCGCGTGGCTGTGCGTGGCGCTTGCCTTGCCCGACAGGTCCGCTACCAGCCCCGTCACGTCGCTTTGTGCATGCGTGTGTGACGATGCCGCTTTGCCGTTCAGTGCCGTATTTAGGTCCGTCTGCGCCGTTAGGGTGCCAGTGATTGACCCCCACGCCGAAGGGCCACCACCGCCACCGCTGTTCGCTTCCAGCCAATCAAGAGACGCGGCAATCTGCTTTTCCCGCAGTTTGCCCTTGGCCGTGATCGGCGGGCGACCCATCTACCGCTCCAGAAGGTGCGTCACACCGTGCTTTGCGGCGAATTTTGCATTGCGAAGCTTGCCGCTGGTCGGTGACTTGATGTCGCCCGCGTCAATGCAGTTGTTTTTCTGCAAGTCGTATTGCCGCGCCCTGCGGCCCTCAATCCAAGAGCCGTCAATCGGGCTGCGGTAGCCCGGCAAATCGCCGTAAGCCATCGGCGTCTGCAATGGACGTGCGCGTTCCTCTTCGGTCAGCATCGGCTGGCGGGTTTCCTTGTCCACCATCACGCCGCGCTCACGGTCGAAAACGTAAGTCGGCATCAGGGATAGGCCACAAGGATGCTGGTCGCGGTGGTCGCAGCCATCACGCGGGTGAAGTTGCCCGGAATGAAGAAGCCGGACGGCACAGCCGCAAAGGTAATTGTTGTTGCGCTGTCGTTCAGCGTCCGAGCCGCAACAGCGCCCGTCCCGCCGACATAAAGACCAATGGAACCAGTCAAATCGGTTGCGTCGGACGGGGTGCAGGCGACCCAGCGCGACGGCATGGATGCTTCAAAAGCGCGTGGCATGTGATGTTCCCTTAGTTCGGACCAATGGCAACGGCGCGTTGCTGGTCGTCTTCCATTTCGATCTCGACAAGGCGGGCGGCGGCGTCCACTTCGGCCACCTTTTCATCAAGCCCAAGCTGCCGCTCCTTAAGCTGCAAATCGGCCTGCTTAAGCTGCACGTCCAGTTGACCCTTTTGCATATCCAACTGGAAACGGCGATCTTCGGCCTGTTGCTTGGCCTGCATTTCGGCCTGCTTCATCTGCATTTCGGCCTTCATCGCCTCGGCCTGCGGGTTGGGCGGCGGGGCTTCTGCGGTTTTCTTCGCCATTTCGGCGAATTGGTCCAAAGCGTCCTCGGCCTGTTTGCCCAAATTGAATTGACGGGCGAAGGACGCATACATTTCAACAATCGGGCCAGCCGCTTGCGGGGCCTGCTGCACAATCGGGGCCATCGTGCTGAAGAATTGCGCGGTGCCTTGCAGGAATTCCGCCATTTCCTGACGGCCCTTCTGCAAGTCGGCCCGCACGGTGCTGTCGCTCTCAACGTCAATACGATAGTGGTCCAGAGGCTTCTGGATCATCGCCATAGCTTCGGGCGGGATTTGCATTCCCGACAGTTTTTGCAGCGTTTCCGGCGAGAAATGCATGCTGATGATTTCGGCGGTCAGGACGAACAACTCGCGCACCTGACGCTCGATCATGCGCTGCATCTTGCGAATACGCAGGCTTCCCCATTGCGTCTTGATTTGCTGCGCCGTGGCGGTTTCCGATGCCGCGCCTTGGCCGCGAATGATGTCGGAAATGCCCGTGATTTCGTAAATGGCCTGCTTCGTCTGTTCGCGCTGGCCGTTCAGTTCCCGAATGACTTGGATAATGCGGTCGATGGGCCACCACATGATGGCTTTCTCAAGCCCGCCCTGCCCCATGATGTTTTCCATGTCGGCCAACATCACGATATCGCCATCATCGGCGGCTGCGAGATCGTCCAGCGCTTCGCCAGACCCCGCCATTGCGCCCTTGGCCTTGAGAACCTCTGTCAGGCCGCGAATGCGGCGGGTGATTGTGTCCAGTTCTTCGGCGAGGGTCTTGTAAATCTCATACGGGCATACGGGCAGCATCTTTCCCGTTGCCGTGATCGGCTGCACGGGCTGGGCGCAGGGAAAGAACCCTTTCAGCCCAAGCGGATCGTCTTGGATTTTGATGACCTTGTTCTGGTCAGCCAAGATGAAGTAAACGCGCCCGCTGTCCTTGCACCAGATTTCCCAGACGATGACGTCATCTTCGTCTTCCGTTTCGCTTTCGGGATCGGCTTGAAGCTCCGTCAGCGCCTCGTCTTGGATTTTCTCAAGGTCTTCGTGCGTCAGGGTGTGACGGAACGCGACCCACGGAACCGACTTCCAGCGATCCGCAGGACCCATGCGGAAGTTGCGCCACGACACAACCTCGTATTCCACCCGCTCATTCGCAATCACGGGCTGCGTCATGGGCTGGCCCATCGGGTCCACCGCAGGCGCAGGCTGGCCCGTGTAGGGGTCCATCATCATCACGGGCTGTTCGGTCACATCCGCGTCGAACTTCACGCGAACAATGCCGCGACCCGCAACGAATACGTCCTGGGCGGATGCCTCAACCTCCGCGTCCATGCGGCTGTCATCCACCATTGCCGAAATGGCACGCTCCAGAATATCCGCGATTTCCTTCGCGGGCTTGTCGGGTGCGTTGTGGCGCGGGCGAATGTCAGGCTTGCCCGAAGAGTTGTAGATCGACGGGACGATGGTTTCCACGTTGCTGTGAATAATGTTGAATTCCGGCGCTTCGCTTTCGCTCTCGTCGCATCCGGCAAGATAGGCGGCTTCGGCCTTTTCGGCAGACTTGAGCCACTTGTCCTCACGCTTTTCGGCGAGGCGGATTTTCTCCATCCACTTCGCGCCAATGCGGGCGAGGTCGTCGGCGGTGTATTCCCCGCCTTCGTTGTCCTTTTCCTCGTCCATCAGCGTTTACCCTTTTTCCGGCGCATCATCGCCTCGACAGCCGCCTTAACGTCCATGTTGCCAACGACACGCCCGTCAGGTGTGACTTGGTATGCAAGCTCGGTCGGCTTCACTTCCTTGGGCTTCGGCGGAATGACTTCTTTCCACGCCAGCGACAGATAACGAAAAGCGGAACCGATATGTTCGGCCCAATCCTTGATCGGCGTTTCCCGAAAGGTCTTGCGGTCGTCGTCCCAATCGCGGCGGTAGTTCTTCAACCCGTCAAGCCCGGCCATTACGCGGGGCGTCTCGGCGAAATGTGCGGCGTTGATCGTCACGCGGCCTGCCTGTAGGCCATCAGCCACGCTGACCATCGCCAGACGCTTCGGCTTGCGACCCAGCCCTTGCAGCGTCTCCAACCGCGTGCGCTTGCTGCCCCATTCCGTCACGATGATATCGTGCGGGACGTAATCCGTCCCCTTGTAGCCCTTGTCATCCAGCCACTTGACCCAATCAGCCAGATCGTCGCTTTCGGGCTGGTAGAAGTCCACGATATGCGGCTTGCCCGCGATGACCTGAAAGCACCAGATCGGGTTGTTGACCGCCTTGCCCAAGTCCCACGCCGTATGCACGGGATGCGCCCAATCAATTTCGAGCGGCCCGATCCGGCCCTCGCGTTCGGCCTTGTTAACCTCTGCGCCCCAATAGGCCCCGACCATCGCGCCGGAGAAGCTGCAAAGGTATTCCTGCTCGAACATGGCCCGCCCGAAGTCGATGCCATAGATCGCTTGGTATTCCTTCAGCGCCTCGTCTAGCTGCTCTTGCGATAGTGCGCCCGTATCCAGCACCGTGGACACCTCGGCAAACCAGCTAGGGTTAGACCGCGCCATGTCATACATGGCTTTGGCGTGGTTGTTGCCGCGTGGCGTGGTGATGAACGCTGCCCAGCCGTTGTTTTCCTCCACCATCGGGCGGATGTAGCCCCACGATGACGGGTTAGCCAAAGCCCATTCAGAGAACACCACGCCAGCAACGCCAGCGCCGACAAGGCTGTCAAAACGATCAGACCCGACGATCTGCCACGTGCTGCCCCACTTGAAGCGCAAGAACATGGCCTGCTCGTCGCGGCTTTCGATGCACTCAGGCGGGAAGGCTTCGTCAATCCGGCGTTTGCCCGTGTGCGGGTTTACCGCCGTCCATAGGGCTTTGCGGCCCTGTGCATATTCCGGGAGTAGGTGCCAGTAGCTTGCGGGGCGCTGCTGCGATTTGATCAGCGTGGCACGCAGCGCGATTTCGTCTTTGCCCCAGCGTCGATGGGCAATCTCAATCAGGCGGTTCTTCTGCGGAACCTTGACGCCGCCCTTGTCGATGCCCGTCCATGTGGAAAAGAACGGACGCTGATGGGCGCGGATGCGGAAATCAGTCAAAGGCGATGCGGAAAACGAATTCGCCGCTTTCGCCGGAGCCATTGACTTGCAGCGGCAACAGCTTGGGGTAGATCGTCGCCCAGAAAGCCCGCTCGTTTGCGGTGTCTTCTTTGGCCCACTTAATCAGCCTTGCCGCCCCGCCAAGTTCGGCTGCGGCCTGCGCGATAACGTCTTTCGCGGCTGCGGTGGTTTTGTTGACGCTGCCCTTCGGACGGCCACGGCCACGCGCACCGACATTTTCGGAGCCTACAATATTTGTCATGGGGTGCTTCTTTCGGCGTTGCGACACGGCGAAACAAAAAGCGCCCGAAGGGTGAACCTTGGGCGCTATTCTGGATTATGAAAATCTTACGCTGTTTTTTGGGGAAGTCAACCGATAGCGTCCAGACCCTCGCGCAATAGCTCCATGTAGCGGGCTTCTGTATGTCCATCGCGGCATCCGTTCATGCTGCGGATGGCGAGGTCTTCTAAAACAACATGGCGGACAAACGGACGCGACTTGTCGGGGATTTGCCGCCACATGCGATAAAATTCGCGGCGCTTGTCGATGGTCCTCGCCAGCATGTCCACATCCCCGCGCCCGTCAACCCTGTCGGATAGCGCGGCAAGAGGATCACGGTTCGGCATCCCGGCCCATGCTGCATAAAGGTTTGCGGCCGCGGCTTGCTGGTCTTTGGACAGCTTGCCCTTGCGCCCGTAGCGATTGACCCACGTTTCCCGGCGATTGCGCTTGATGCCGTTTGGGTTGGGGGTTTCCCTTCCCGTCTCGGGGTCAAATTCGGTTGCGGGTTCTTCTCGCAGCCTATCGCGGTTTGCCGGGCCTGTGGCCCCTGCGTCCCATGATGTGGGCATGGCGGAGACGGTCACAGCCTTGCGCTTGGGTTTCATGCTCTGCCCCTCTTGTTTGTCATTCTGCCAGCGCCACAAATGCAAGGATGGCGATGGCGATGATTATCGTTGCGATGATGGTTTCGGTCATGCGGCACCCCCGTTTGCGACGGCTTCGGCGGTGCGGATTCGTCCCGCCGCGACTTCCCCGCTTGGCGTCAGGTGATACGTCTTGATGCTGTTTGCGCTGACAGAAACCACTTCCACCAAGTCCACATGACACAAGCGGACCAGAGCGTTTGTCACATCGGCTTCGGTTCCGCCTGTGCGGTTAATAATTTCTGAGCGGGTCCACGGGACATATTTTCTGCGGCCCGAATGCCAGAACACGGAAAGCACGGTTTGCATGTTCATGCTGCCAATCCCATAGATTGAAGATCACGGCGAATTGCCTTACTACCAGCGTTCAGAAGGACACAGATTTTCGCCACGCTCAGACCTTGCTTGCGAAGTTCCGCGACCTTGGCACGGCGGGCTGCGAGTTCGTCCTTTGTCGGCAGGCGGCTTTCCCGAATGATGGGGATTGCGTTTTCGCGGGCGTATTTCTCGGCGGTGCTGACCGTGACCCCCATATGCTCGGCAAGGCCTGCAATGGTTACGCCTTGGCCCGCCCACTTCACCAGCGCAGCCACACGGCGGGCTTTGTCGGCTTGCTGCTTGGCGCGGTTGGATGCCAGTGCCTTGTTGCGGGCGGCTTTCATTGCGTCTGTCTGCGCTTGGATCGTGCGGCGCATGGTGTCGCGGGCGTGTTCGCTGTTGACGAGGCGTTGCAGCTTTTCATCCCAGTAGCACTCGGCAGGAATAGCCACACGCGCGGGCAGGATTGTGACCACGGCGGGATTGACCGGAACGCCGTAGCGGGCGGCTACATCGGCTGCGATTTCATCCGGCGTCATTGCGCGGCCTCCGCTACGATTTCCATGATTGCGCCCATCGGGGATGCCGGGCCTTCCGCGCCCGTGTAGTCGGCAACGCGGCTCATGCTCTTTGCGAGGGCCGCAGGGCTTGCCCCGTGCTGCATGGCGATGGATGCGACAATGCACCCGTCTCGCAGCGCGGCCTGCATCTGGCCCCCGCTGGCGGTATCGGCAAAGACTTCAAGGATGGTCGCGGTTGCGGGGTCAAAGCCAACCGTTACCGCGATGCTATGCCCCTGCCATTCAGTTTCGATTGTCAGGTTGGGGCGGCAGTTCGGAAGGGTTTTGCGCGTCATGCTGCGGCCTCGCTGAACAAATCACGGTATTGCCCCCACTGAGCCGCCATTGCGTCCGCAAGCCCTTGGTAAGTCTTGCTGCGGAGTTTCCAGCGGTCGGGCGATGGCGGGAGGTAATGCAGGCGCTGCCGCTCGTTTGCGGGAAGCTGCATCATCTCGGCTTTGACGTTCTTGGTCGCTTCCAGGCGCGGAAGCCCCTTGAGCCAGAGGCAAGTTGCCTTCTGCTCCATGTGTCCGAAATGGTAAGGCTGGACGGTCTGCGCTTGCTCGACCCCGACCCGCTCTTTCGCGTATTTGTGCATCACGGGGTTTTCGATAGCGATGCGGGGGATGGGCGCATTCCACAGCGTCAGAAAGAACGCGGCGGCATCGTCCAGCTTTGCCCATCGGGTCGGGTCTTTGTGCAGCCAGCAAACGCCGGAATTAGTCATGTAGGTGCAAGGAGGATGGCCGATCAGCAAATCCCACCCGTCGCCAAGAATGTCGGTCACATCGCCCTGATAGTGATTGCCAGGAGCATCGGTCGGCAGAATGTCGCAAGACCAGGCGTCATGCCCGAGAGCGGCGAAGGCATCGCGGACGGTGCCGGAATATTCGCAGGCTACAAGCACCCTCATGCTTCCACCCCATCCGCATAAGCCTTGGCGTCTGGGATCGATGCAAAGCGGCCCTCCATCTGCTTCGTCAGCCCATCCATGCGCCACAGACGGACGCCGTGGGCTGCGCTGGATGTGATGAGCCAAGTCCGGCCCATGCTGACGCCGATTTCGGTGTCCTCGGCGTTGCGGTCCTTGCCGCGAGGTTCCCAAGTCATGCTTGTCTCCGTCATAGGTCCATTCCCGTTTGTTCGGGCTTCGGTGCGGGGGCGGGGTTTGCAAACGCGCCGTGCAATCTCACTTTCGCCGCTGACCCTGCTGCCTCGGCCTCAAGCCGATCTGCAAACGCCCCGATGTAATGGCTCTTGCCTGCCGCCTTTATAAGCACTTGCCATACTCCACGCTCTGGACGCCAACAGACGCCATTGCCCCGGCGAGTGTTCATGACGTTTTGGCTTCTGGTGCAAACGCGCAAGTTGCAGATGCGGTTATCCGACGGGTCGCCGTTGATGTGGTCGATTTCGCCTTCGGGCCATGCGCCATAAGTCAATCGCCAAGCGAGCCTATGCGCCATGACCCATTTGCCATTAAAGGCTAACTTCACGTAACCAAGCCGATCGGGATACCCTAGAACCTGCCCCGCTTTGCGCCGCCCTGCGCTCACACGGGCAATGAATTTTCCCGTTTCTGGGTCATACAGGGCGCGGCGATTTACTTCCGCGATTTCTGGGCAGTTGGCGTCAAGTTTCATCATTGAAAAACTCCGTTTGAACGGGCTTTGGTGGTGGCGCGTAATGGATTAGGAGGTCAGGCTGGCGATAAGCGGCCTCGACACGGCGGCAAGCGATGTCGAAATAGTCGGGGTCAAGCTCGATGCCGATGCCCTTGCGGCCTAGCTTGGCGCAGGCAACTAGGGTGGTGCCGCTGCCCATGAATGGATCAAGGATGGTCTGCGCGTCTGCAAATTGCTCAATGCACCATTCCATAACGGCGATTGGCTTTTGTGTCGGATGGACACGCGGAACGCCGCGTTCACTATCCTTCATCATGCCATTCCAATAATGGTTGATGAGGCGGGCAACGCCCTTTTGGTTTGTCCAAGCAATCTCGCAGTCTGCAAAGTCGTTTGTAGTCAGACCGCGCCGCTTATCCCAAATCAGCCACTTCGATGAGGCGGGCAACTTGTCTGCGAAATGGTTTGCACCCCAAAGAACAACGACAGGCGCGGCGGAAAGAAACGGTTGTGGGTCAAATGGCTTATCATCTCCAGCAATCGCCACACCATTAAACTTAGAGACGTATTTCCCCCCGCCGATTCCATCACCGCCAGATCCGTGGCAAAACGCGATGCCATAAGGAGGATCGGCAATTAAAGCGTCTACGGGCTGAAGCGCGGGCATCACCTCAAGGCAATCGCCAAGGTACAGGACGCAATCCCCGATCACCTCGCGGCGCTTCCACGGGGTCATGCGCTGGCCTCCGATGCGGCAAATTCACGATCCACGCGGAACAGCGCACCGCAGACCTTGCCTTTTGTCAGGCCCATGCACATGGCGATTTTTGCCGATGACAGGCCGTGGTCACGCAGGGCCATCATGCGGAGGATTTGCTCGTCTTGGGTTCTGGAAGTCATGCGGCACCTTTGGCAATCTTGGCCCAACGGGCGACCTTTGCGGCCTTTTCGTCGGGCTTGTTGGCTTGGGATGGTTGCAGCGGGGCAGACTTGCGGGCGGCGAAGTCAGCCATTGCGCCGGAGAAATATCCGAATGAACGCGGGGTAAATGTCGCGTTCTTGCTGCGCTGTTGGGTCATCCGCTCAGAGATCAGACGGCACTGATCATCCACGGAAATCCCAAGATCGACCCACTTTTGGGCTTCGGCCATGTCGTTCATGGTGCCGAGGCGCGTCCCATTGGGGCCGATCATTCCAGACGTTGGGTCGGCACCCATAGCCGAGAGGAGGCGCTCTCGTGCAGTCTGGTCTTGCTCAGAAACGGCGGGAGAGGCGTCCCGCGCGGCTACTACGCTAGTAGTATCTGCTTCTGGTTCTGGTTGCTTGAGCATTGCTTTAGCATTGCTATAGCCGTTATCTTTATTTTTCAGTGCTTTAGCCGATCCGCCAGCTTTTCCGGCAGAAACGCGGCGATCATGCGCGGCTGTTGAAACCGCAAATTCTTTCGACAGCCTAGCATTGCTAACCCGCCCGCCTTTGCGCTGGAAAAACTCCGCAAGCACCACCCGAACAACGCGGTCATAGGTGTCCTTATCAACGCGCATCCGGCGCATGATCCATGCGTCATCGTCGGGGATAGATGCTTCTGGCGTCATCCAGCACAGGCGCAAGAGACGGTTGTAAGCGCCATCTTCCTCAAGCGACAAATGCGAGGTGTCAGCCTCGAAATCTCGGGGATACAAGTTGAAGTAAGGAAGGCTCACTCGTGCGCCTCCCAAATCACGTTGGTTGCGGCGCTGAACATCAAGTGGGCGGTGCCGATCTGGCCTTGGCGCTGCTTGGCAACGATGATTTCCAGCTTGTTGCGGGCAACATCCATCGCCCCCTCCCAAGCAATGATTTCTTCCGCCGTGGTGGCTTCGCCCCGCTCACGCTCAAGGTAATATTCGTCGCGGTAGCAAAAGAGGACCGTATCGGCGTCCTGCTCAAGTTGACCGCTTTCCCGCAGGTCGGACAGTTGCGGGCGCTTATCTTCCCGCTGCTCGACAGCGCGGGAAAGCTGCGAAAGGGCAATCACGGGAATATCCAGTTGGCCCGCCAGTTGCTTAAGCGCGATGGAGATTTCGGTGATCTGCTCGTAACGGTTCGGGGCGCGGGATTTCAGAAGCTGGGCATAGTCCACCACCAGCAAGCCGAGGTTTCCGGCCCGCTGCGCTTGCTTCACGCCAGCGAACAGCGCCCCAAGGTCGGCATACTCACGCGATAGAAAGGTGATCGGCAGACGGCCCACTTCGGCGCTGACACGGTGGATAACGTCAATGTCCCTGTCATCCAGTTCGCCGCGCCGCATGGTGGAATAGTGAACAGCCCTGCCCGCTTGTGCTGTGCCTTCGGACAGCGCCCGCATAGCCATGCTTTCCGGCGTCATTTCCAAAGATGCGATGCAGACACCATGCCCCTTGCGGGCGGCGTTAAGGGCAATGGACAGGGCTACGGCGGTCTTACCCATAGAAGGGCGTCCACCAAGGAGGATCAATTCGCCCGCGTAGAAACCCGGCACGATGCTATCCAGCGACGGAAGGCCCGACTTCACCACCTGCGCGTCATCGCCACGATATGCAGAAACGATCTGGTCCAGCGCCTTGGCGACGGCCTTAGACATGGAAACGGGGCCAGCCTTTGCCTCGCCGTGAGAAGCGATCAATCCGGCCTCAATACGGCCCGCGATCAAGGCGGCGCTTTCGGAACCAGTGGTGATTGCAGCTTGGGCCTCGGACATAAGCGCGACGAGGTTGCGCTTCCAAAGCAGGTCACACAGAAGCGTAACGTAGTGGTCGGCATTGTGCGGGGAAGCCACGCCAGCGAGGCGGGCGAGGTATTGCGGCCCGCCTACGTCGCCAAGGTCATTCCGCAGCACATCAGCCAAGGTTACGGGGGAAACCAGTTCGCCCGCGCGAAACTTCTGGACCATGACCGCGAAGATTTTGCGATGCAGCGGGTCAAAGAACAAATCTTCGCCACCCGCCCGCATGGCCCGCCCGAAAGCGTCACCAATCGGGGCCAAAGACATCATCAGGAACGAACCAAGCAATTCCTGCTCGGCTTCTGTGGAGAAAGGCGCAGCCTCGGGGCGAATATGGGCGATAGCGTTCATTTCTTACGCCCCGCTTCCTCTGCCAGCTTCTTGGCGAGTTCCCCGATGGATTTCCAAGCACTCATGCGACCACCTCGACCAGCACACGCCCGCCCTTGACGGGTGCGCCCCACTCCAAAGAAAATGTGAAATCGCGGTCATTCACGCCCCACGCGGCGGCGATGCCATCAAGCGCGGCCTTGCAAGACGCAAAGGCGTTGTCGATATCGCGGATGCGGTTGTCAGGCGGGCAGAACGTCATTTTCAGGCGCTTGCCCGCTGCGATGCCAGACGCCTTTGCGGCGTAGAACGCATCCGATTTAGCGCGGCGACGGGCGACCGAAACGACAGCCCAAAAGGCGCGTGCGTTGGGCGACAGTTCGCGGCGCGGCCATGACAATTCAATCATGCCCGCCCCCGCCGATCCAAGATTGTGTGGACCGTGACGTATCGATCAGCGACAGCGCGGTTGCGGTTGTTCAGCCTTTCGGCGCGGCGTCCGATAACGTGATGCCGAGTTGCTTGGCCCGCTCCATCAGCGCCGCGATTTCTCCGGCAAAGGGCTGACGCCAAGCGGTGCAGTAGCGATGCCAGCCATACAATTCGCCAGCCGGTAGCGTGGCGATCATGTCCAGCTTGTGCGCTTGCTCTTGCGGGTCCATGCGTCACCGAATGAAAGGCCCCCGCAACACGGCTCGGGACCGTTGCGGGGGCAGTTGCCACGAAAACCGCAGGGATCGGCGCGGGGGAGGACACCGCTGAATCGTGGGGGAATGTCATGCTGCCACCTTTTGCAAAGCGGCTTCAATTTCGCGCCCATCGCGCGGGGCGAATTTCGCCTGATGCGCGTCAAGGCCAATAGCATCAAGAAGGGCAAGCCATGCGGGCTTGTGGGCCTCGTCAAAGCACTCAAACTGCTTTTCATGGGTAACGGACAACCCGCGATAGATGCCGGGAGTGCTTAGGCGGCTGTGCGGCTTGCGGCGCATTGCGCTTTGCAAGGCCGCTTTCATCGGCCACGCAACCCCGCCTTCTGGCAAGTTGTGCGGCATCATGTTCTTGATGCTGTCGTCCGCGTCATCAAACCATTCATTGCGGATGCGGCGATCAGCGAAGGCGCACAGAATGGCCCGCTCATGCTCAATATCGCCCCACCAAGCCCAATGCGCGACGACAGGACGCCAAGAATGGGTCCGCATCATCTGGATGCGATTGTTGATGTTGTCGGATATGCCCAGTTTAACGGGCATCCCTGCGCCTTCGCTGATGCAATAGATAGCGGTTCCGAGCGAGGCGCTCACCGCATCTAGCGGCACCGACTTTTGGATGTCAGGAAATACGGAAGTCATTGGCCTGCCCCTTGTTTTTCAGGGGTATCAATGCCAATATTGTTAGCAGACGACTTCCACGAAAAAACGGAAAGCGGGCAAGGAATGCCAACTGTATCGCACATGTCCTTGAGAACCCCATACCATGCGGCGGGGAATGTTCTCGTGGTCCGAGCGTATCGGACGGCATGGCGGGAAACGCCGAGACGGTCGCAGATTGCGGCTACCGTCAACGTGTCGGTGATGTGATGGACGGGATGCTTTGTCATGCCGCCGATATTGCCAACTCAGTTAGCAATCGTCAAGCCAACATTTCGTTGTTGTGCCGAATTCCTTGGCAATCCAATCATGGATGCATGAAAGACCAGCCCCGCCCCCACCTGGACATTGCTGAGCGCATCAAGTGGCACCGCGAAAACGTGGTGCAAATGACGCAGGCCGATTACGCCATATCTCTTGGGGTTAAGCGGTCAGCCTTGTCCTTGTGGGAAGCCGGAACTCAGCGGCTTTCGCTGGATGGGGCGCTGGCGATGCGTAGCAAATACGCGCTATCGCTGGACTTCATGTATGAAGGCATCGATGACGCATTGCCGATGACCTTGCGGAACGCTTGGCGCGACAAGCCCTGAGTTAGCAGCTCTAGCAGATCGATGGTTAGCCCGGTCGCGTTTGCGGCGGCTATCAAGTCGTCTGTGCGGGCGTCATTCTTCAAGATCAGCAACTCCATGATGATCGAATCGGGAAAATTTTGTTCACGGTTTGGTCTAATGTCTGGAAGGTGGGGCTTAACCATCCTTTCGTCAATGCTAAACGCATTGCCAAATCATATGTCATTTTGTGCTTGAATTGCCAAATGGATTAGCATAACGTCCTATTACAGCCTGAACGGCATGGAGGACAACATGACCCACTACTTCACGCATACGATCTGCTTCCAAGACCTCAACGATTACGAGGTTGAAGCCGACTTTTCCGCAGACGACCAAGGCAACGTCTCGCTTGAGGGTTGCCAGCTTGGCGGCATGAAACTGTCCGCCGCGCAGATCGAGCAGATCATGGGCGAGGCGCATTGCAACGCGCAGGAAGCCGACGCGCAGGCTTGGTGGGTTTTCGCCGGGTGGGCGCAGGCCGAGCAGAACTACGCCGATGGGCTTGGTGATTACCGTTACGAAATGTCGCGGGAGGCTGCGGAATGAGCCGCACCTTCACCGCCCCGACCTACGCTGCGCTTATCCCGCAGGTGGAGGCCTACACGCAAACCCTCGTTGACGCTGGCAAGGGCTATCGCCTGCGCGTCAGCCGCAACGAAGCGGGCCAGCGCGTGGCGGAAATCACCATCTTGGACGAGGTGGCAGAATGAACCGGCACCCCGTCAATATCGCCATTCAGGAAATGCGCGGCGCTATCCGTGACGCCGAATGGCAACCCCGCTTTTACGCCGAGCCGCAGCGCGGGCGCATCCGCGCTTGGCTGGTGCAGGGCCTGCAAGTCGCCATCGGAACGGCGCTTACGGTCATTGGCTTATACGCCCTGCTTTTCCTCATGATGTTGGGAGCCTGACATGAACGCGCGAGTTGAAGTGAAGCCCGATCACAAGAACATCTTTGCCGCGCTTGCCGCCGCTCAGATGCAAATGGGCAAGGCGCTGAAAGACAGCAGCAACCCCGCCTTCAAGTCAAAGTATGCCGACCTTGCCAGCGTCATGGATGCCTGCATGGCTGCGCTGAATGGCAACGGTATCGCGGTGTTTCAGCCGACCGTTGACGACGAAAGCGGGCGCTACGTCAAGACCATCCTTGCCCACGTTTCCGGCGAAACGCTGGATTGTCGCGTTCCGCTGATCGTCCAGAAAAACGACATGCAGGGCTATGGTTCCGCCGTAACCTATGCCCGCCGCTATGGGCTTATGTCGATGGCTGGTATCGCGCCCGAAGATGATGATGGCAACGCCGCCGCGAAGGCTGCGCCGATGGTCGAAGAACGCACCGCGCCGCGTCAAGCTCCGCCGACCGACAAGGCCGTTGGCGAGGCAATCACCTATCTGGCCGAGGCGTCCGACCTTGGCGACCTCAAGGCGCGTTGGTCCAATCTTCCGAAGGCCATGCAAGCCCTTCCCGCCGTGGTGAAGGCAAAGGACGACCGCAAGGCCGCTCTTGAGGCTGCACCGCCCGCCAATGCCGACCTGCAAGATTCAATCCCCTATTGAGGAATAGTCCAATGCAAATGCAAAGCCTGACAATCTCGCTCAAGCAGCCCTACAGCAAGCCCGGACCGTCAAACCCGTATCAGGCCAAGCTGTCCGTCGCATACAATGACAATACGATGCAGGTTGCGCTTTCGCAGGAAGCCTGCGCTCGCATCCTCGCACTGGCTGGTGATGAAATCGCCGAAGCCGCGCAAATCCAAATTCGGGACTTTGTGCAGCAAGCCATTTCTGTTGCTTCCGCCCCGATGATTGAGGCAGTTGCTGTTGATGGGGTGGGCTTCTGATGAACGCCCCCACCCGCTTGCACAACAACCCGCCCGATCCGCTTGACGAAGCCCTTGCGCCTTTTGGTGATACCATCACCGAGGCCGAAGGTTGGCTTGACGGAACGCCCGTTGAAACCGAAGGCCAGATGAAGGCCGTTGACCAGCTTATCAAGGGCGTGAAGGCGGCAAAGAAGGCCGTTGAAACTGCCGAAGAAAGCGAAGCCAAGCCGATCTACGACCAGTGGAAAGCCGCAAAAGCGCGGTTCAAGCCGACGCACGACGACCTTGACCGGATCGTGAAAGGGCTTGTCGCCGCCGTTGACGGGTTCAAGCGCAAGTTGGCCGCAGAGAAGGAAGCGGCCCGCAAGGAAGCCGAGCGCCTCGCATGGGAAGCAACCCGCAAGGCGCAGGAAGCCGCCCGTCTGGCAGATGCCACCAACATCGAAGCCACCCGCGCCGCCGCTGCACAGATTGCCGAAGCCGAGGCCGCACAAGCGGCAGCACAGGCCGCAAAGGCTGACACGGTGAAGGGGCTTCGGACAGTCACGCGCTACGAAATCACGGATCACAGGGCGCTGCTGAATTTCATTGCCCGCAACGACCGCGAAGCCGTCACCGCCTTCATCGAAGAATGGGCGCGGCGCAATCACAAGGACAACCAGAACGCCGAAGGTCTGCGCGTCTGGCAAGACCGTGAGGCGTTCTGATGCAAGATGAAGTGTGGAAGGACATTCCGAGCGTGCCGCAAATGATGGCTTCAAGTTGGGGACGGGTGAAGCTTAAGCCATACTCAAAACCCATGCCAAACGGGCGCGGTGTGCGCCACTACGTCCCGAAACCGCGCTTGGGGGTTGAGCAGAAGTCCGGCACTGGTCGCGTGGGCGTGCCAAAGCGGCGTCTGATCTACATCACCGGCCTGCGCAAGACATTCATAGTGGCTCGTCTCGTGTGTGAGGCGTTTCATGGCCCCACCCCGCATAACGGGGCTGTCGTCATGCACCTTGGCGAAGACCCGTCAAACAACAGGCCAGAAAACCTGCGTTGGGGCACGCAGCGAGAGAACCTCCAAATGCCAAAAGCCCGAGCGGCATTCCAAGCGCGCACCGGAGAAAAATCACCTACCAAAATTGGCAAGAAAAGGAAAAACGCAGCATGAAAAACATCACCATTGCAGGGAACATCGGCAAAGACGCCGTGACCCGTCAAACCCAAGGCGGAGACAGCGTGACGGGCTGGACCGTGGCTGTCGAAGAGCGCAACGGCAAGGACAAGCAAACCCTGTGGTTTGACTGCACCCTGTGGGGCAAGCGCGGCGAGGCTTTGGCGCAGTATCTCTCCAAGGGCGGCAAGGTCGCCGTGTCTGGCGAACTGTCCAAGCGTGAGCATGAGGGGAAAACGTATCTCACCATCCGCGCCGATGCCGTGACGCTGCTTGGCGGCGGGGAGAAGCGCGACACGTATGACCAAAGCCCCGACCGCAGCCAGCGCGCCCAAGCTCGTGACGATCTGGACGGGGACATCCCCTTCTGATGCAAACGTTGATCCTAGACAGCCGCTACCGCCGCGACCAAGCGCACAAGCTGATTGACGCCGCACCTATTAACGCGGTGCTGACCATCGCGCCGCCAAAGCGGACCATCCCGCAGAACTCGCGCTTTTGGGCCATGCTGTCTGACGTATCCCGCGCCAAGCCCGAAGGCCGCACGCATACGCCGGAAACGTGGCGGGATCTGTTCATGCACGCGATGGGCCACAGCGTCCGCTTTGAGATGGGGCTTAACGGGGAGCCGTTCCCAGCCGGGTTTCGGTCCTCAAAGCTGACCAGAGACCAGATGGGCGACCTCATGGAATTCATCGCTGCTTGGGGTTCAGAGCGGGGTGTCATCTTCACCGATCAGGAGGAAGCCGCATGATGAAGCGCGAAACATACCATTTCACGCTGGGCGTTTGGAACGATGAGACGCTTGAGGACGCCTTGCAACTTGTGACGCTCCTACGCCGCTTCATTCCAGAGGCACAAATCTCGCTGGACAGCCACAAGATAGACAGCCGCATTCTGTGCATTGAGATTGAAGGTGACGAGGCATGAACGCCCGTTTCAAGCAGCCTTCCTGCGTCTCCAAGCCTGTCCGCGATAGCGCACGTGGCGAGGATTGCACGCTCCGCTTGGGCTGCTGCAACGGCAACCCCGAAACAACGGTCTTCGCCCATATCCGCAAGTTTGGATGGGCGGGGATTGCTGAAAAGCCCGCCGACTTCCTCGGCTTCTATGCCTGTTCCGCTTGTCACGATGCATTCGACGGACGCAGCCGCGATCCGTGGGGCTGGGAAGACGTAACGCGGGCGCATGGCGAAACCCTTCTGCGCCTCTACGCCAAGGGGCTGCTTACCGTGAAAGGTGCAAAATGACCCGCTTTATCCTCCTCAGCATCGCCTCTGGCATGGCCCTGTGCGCGTTCACTCTGTCCGCGCTGGCCTATGCGCCCAACGACATACCCCGCCCCAAGCCGCGCCCGATCATGGATTGCTTCGTGGTGGATGGGGAGCGGGTGGAGTGTGAGGTGCGGAAATGAGCCGCATGCTTGGCACAGTCCTAATCGCCACGACCATATTCTGGGGCGCGGTTGGCGTATCCTGCGCCCGTGGCGAGACCATCACCCACGACATGGGCGGCAGCGTGTCTGCCCGCCTGGAGCAGATGCAAACCCTTTCCGGCGTCCGCATCGTGGGAGCCTGCTATTCGTCCTGCACCATGCTCTTGGGCCTGCCGGATACGTGCGTCACCAAATCCGCACGGCTTGGCTTTCACGGGCCTGCCACGCGGTCTGCAATACCCCTGCCGCATAGCGAATGGGACCGGGTTTCGCGGGTGATGGCGGATCATTACCCGCCTGCGCTGCGGCTGTGGTTTCTGACAACAGGCCGGAACGTGACGGGGCAAGTGGTAATCAAACGCGGGGCCGAGTTGATCCGCATGGGCGTGAAGGAGTGCGCGAAGTGAGCGACAAGAAAGACAACAGCGGGCCAGCCTTCCCGATCACTGCGGGAAATCAGGTTTACAACCAAGGCATGAGCCTGCGCGATTGGTTTGCGGGTCAGGCACTTGTGGGTGCCACGCAGATTGCAGACAACGACCATGATGCAATGGCGCGTGAGGCATACCGCTACGCCGACGCCATGCTTGCCGCCCGCAAAGGGGGTGCAGCATGACCCCCGAAACCCTCGCCGCCGCGCTGCTCAAAGATGTGCCGCGCTGGACCAAGATCAACGACTGGGAGGTTGTCGGATCGCCACTGCTTGACGAGCATGCCGTCCTCGCCGCCCTGTCTCGCGCCATGTCCGACGATCTGGCCGAGCGGGCGGGGGGGTTTGTTGAGGGACTCCTTGAAGAAACGCCAAACCATCCGATTGACCTGACCTTGGGCCAATGGGTGGGAATGCGTGAGGAACGCCCGAAAGCCGCCGACCTGATCACCGCCCTCCTTGCCCAGAACGCCGCGCTGCGGGAGGAGCGTGACGCCGCCGTGGAGGCAAAGCTAGACGCGATCAGCACACTGGACGCTTGGTTTGACCGCAGAAAACTCGGACATGAAGCGGTTGATCAGGCCATCGTTGACGCTGCGTCTGGCTACCTTCGGACCTCTCGCGTTGGCGGGATGCCGCAAGAAGAAAGCGACCTGATCCTTGGCGTCATTCAGGACATGGCAAGACTTGGCCTGTTCGCTGATTTGTTCGCCCGCGCCGCCCTCAAGGAGAACAGCCATGAGTGACCTGATCCGCAAGAGCGATGCAGCGCGAGAAATGTGGAAACACGCAAACGGGAAAACCGTGCTTGGCGGGCAGACGTATCAATCACTGACGCTGGAAGTCGCCTTGGACGCCATCGCCGCGCTGCCCGCCGTGACGGTGGGGGTGAAGCCGCTGGTGTGGGAAGCTGGTGAGCGTGACCAGAGACGCGCCGACAGTATCCTTGGCGAGTTTTGCGTGACGTTCTTCGGTGGCCGTTGGTTCTACCAAGGGGAGCCGCGCAAAGGGATGCTTGATGCACAGGCCGCGGCGCAAGCCGACTACGAGGCCCGCATCCTCGCCGCGCTGGAAGGCGTGGCCGCGCCCGACCTGTCAGACCCCGTGACCGTCCATGCCAACATGCTGCGCGGCACCATCGCCAAGCCGACCGTGGAGCAAATCATCCATTTGTATGGCGTGGACGCGCTGACGAAGGCATTGGCCCCTGTGATCGTGCGTGAGGCGGGTATTGAACCCGTAGCCGCGCCAGACCCCGCTGCGATCCGTGAGGCGGCGCTGCGTGAGGCGGCTGCGGAAGCAGAGGCAGAAGGGTGGTTGCATCAACAGCCGATGATCGGATTCACGGAACGCGAAGAAGGAAGCCGAGACTGCGCGGAGCGGATCGCATCCGCTATCCTCGCCCTGATCCCGAAAGGAACCGCCGAATGACCGCGCCTGACCGTATCAGAGCAACGTGGTATGCGACTGATGATGTGGAAATGCCGAAGTCGCTGTCTGCGCTAACACCCGCTTCCCGCTTTTGGGATACCGACCCGCATCTTGTCGAATACGTCCGCGCCGACCTGGCCGCGCCGCAATCGTGGGACGATGTGAACGGCACAAAGCATGTGCAGTTTCCCACCACCCCGCTGGCCGAGGCGCTGGCGGTGCCGACCGAGGCAATCCTGCAAGCATTGGCGGATCACAACGACCTTCTGCGAAGCGCCGCCGCGATTGCGGGGCGTGGCGTCCTTGAGGGCGAGGGGGTTGTTGCAACGGCAAACTGGGATGCGTTCTACAACCGCGTCAAGGTTGTCTTGAAGCGCCACCACGAAACGACGAACGCAGCCCGCGCCGCCCTTCGCGCCATCGGGGAGGGCCGCGCCGATGGTTGATCGGTGCCGATGGGTTTACGACAAAGACGTTCCGGGCGGCAAGTTTCTGGTGCCGGGATGCATGAACCGCGCCAATGGCGGCGACGATTACGATTGCCATTGCCCCGAAGACCCAGAAACCGTCGAGGATAGGATTGAGGCCATGCGGCATGAATTGGCAGGGGTTCGCGCTGAAATTGCGGCGCTTCGGAAATGGGGCCGCAATGGGTGATCTGGCACGACTGATCGCGGCGGTGGAAGCGGGGACGCTGGACCCGCAAGACGACTGGGATTGGCTGCGCGACCCTTTCCCCATGTCGCCCGCCGAAGTGGCAAAGGGCGACTATGAGAGCGATGAAGTGGCGAATATCAGGGGGGCCTACCGTGGCTCACTCGACGCCGCCAAGGCGCTGCATGACGCGCTGCTGGATGGGTGGGGTGCTGACGTGTCTACCACCGGATTTGCCAAGACATGGAAAGGGGGTCGCGTGATCACTGTGATGTATTCAGAGCGCATCGAAGGCAACCCCGCCCGCGCATGGTTGCTGGC